ACAGACGCCAAGACCACGGAGTGAGTGCCGCACCGGGCAGCGTGGCATTTAAGTATGGCGGGAAGTTGTCGGTGCGCGATGTTGCCCACCCCCAGCCAGCATCAATGTGGCTACCCGTTCCATCCTCGTCACACCCGATGATTTCGACTGTGCTGCCCACCGTGGTTCCTGACGCCACTACCACCGTGCGCGGGATTTTTGTGCCAAGGAAACGGATGTGGCTGGCTTCCGTTGCGGAGTACCCCGTCAACACTGCGCCTGCATCGGCTGCTGCGCCAAAAACAGAGCCGCCGATTACGGTGAATCTTGCTGATGCGTTATAGGCGTTCGTGTTGAATATAGGCTGCACAACAAACGCCCCGCGCACATCAATGGTCGGGTTGATAAGCGTAATATTTGAGTGGTTGTACTCATACGGTGTAATTAGCGCTGCCCCAGCGGACTCCAATCGACCGCAAACAATATGCAGATTTTCTATGACTGCGGTGTAGCTCGGAAGATTCATTGATGAGCCTAACGTCCACGCAGCTCCGTCCACGTATAAGCCCTTTGAGTATGTGCCAAGTCCATGCACAACGGCATACCACGGACTACCCCATGAATTTGCAGTAATAAACCGGATTGCGTCTTGCGTGGAGGCGATGACCCGGTTGTAGCTGCGAATGTTGGTGGTGATGTTTCCGCTTGTTGACTGGTATGCCAGTACACCGTCAATACCAGGCCACACTGCACCGTTGTCCAAAATCCATGTAACGGGTGCCGTGCTGACGGTTGGCGCGGTGGAGCCGAGGTTCGTCGTGGCGGTGATGGCACGGGTGATGTTTGCACCACCAGCATCTTTGCTGCGGATGTAGATAATGTCGCCCACGACGATAGTGCCGTAGGCTGGGGTTGTGCCCTCGAAGTAGGCTATGGTATTCCATGCCCCAGGCGCACCATTTGATGCAGCCGCTGCACTGGTAGTACCGTCCCCGTTATAGGTTGAGCCATGGATGATGTAACGATCAGCCATTTAATATCTCCAGTGCTCGCCCAGCGGCAATCACCCCAAACGCTTCGTATAGTCCAAGCAAGGTGACAGTGCCAGGATCAATAGAGCTAATCTCAGTAGCAATCTTGTAGTCATTCAAGCCACGGCGAATTTTTAGTTTCTGCTCATCTGTGAGCAGTGCAATGCCTTCAAAGCCAGCATTGAAGTCTTGGGCAGCAGCCCATTCAGCATCGGAGAACTTGCGCTCAAAAGCGAGCTTGGTCCACGCAATAGCAATCGCAGGCGTTGCAGGTTCACCTTCTACAAACTCAACATGGTCGAAGTCTGCGAACGGCACGACCAAGTCGTTCAATTGCTCGACTGGTTGCATGGCAGCGTAGCGCGTGACCTCTTGGCCGTCGCTCTTGCGGGTGACTACAAAAGTGCTCATTTATTCGCGCCCATCAGAAAGTACAGGACGATGTGGGCGAGTAGCGAGAGGATGGCGTAGAGGGTCATGGTGTTGTCCTTACTTGGCTGCAGTCTGCTGGCCCGCCGTGTCTGACTGGGCAGGTTGCCCTGCGGTCTGTGCGCCAGGCGTGGGGTCGTAGGCGGTGAGCTTGACGCCCAGATCGGTGGCGAGCTTTTGCGCGTCGGCGTTGTAGCGGTATACCTCTGCGCTGTCGGACTTGCGGTTGACAATGTAGGTGGTCACTAGGCCTTTCCTCAGCCTACTTCTTGGCCTTGGCGGCCTTGGCGGCCTTCTCTTCGGCTTCCTCCTGTTCCAGGGCAGCTTGTTCCTGCTCAGTGGTCAGTTCGATGAAGAGTTCGTGTTTGGATTCGTCGAAGTCCTCTTCATTGATCACGAAGAAACCTTGCTCGTGATCGGGGGACTTGACTTTGACTGTGGGGCAGTGGCTCATGGTAGCTTCCTCTGTTGGTTGCAGAAAAGCCCTCCGCGAGGAAGGCCCTTCAACCACCCTCCAGTGATTAGCCGCCGATCAGAACCATCGAGTGGCGAGGAGCGATCATCTTGACACCCCAGGCCAGGCCGATTTCGAAGTGCACCTGACGGTACTGCTTGTACATCGCGACCTGATAGGTCAAGCCAGAGACCGGGTCAGTGATGTCCATCACGTCGGCAGCGGAGTCACCTCCAATTGGCATGCTGGGAGTACGGGTAGCAACCACCATGGACGATTTGCTGAACACCATGTTACGGGTAGTAGCACCGATCGTAGTGATGGCAGTAGCAGCGGCGGGGATCGCCTTGCGCAGACCAGGCTCAGCGATGACCAGGGCGGTGGAGGCACTAGCCACGTTGGCCACACCAGTTACGACCAAGTACTTCTCAGTGTCACCGGCGAAGGTGATGATGTCACCGGCGATGATGGTACCCGTACCAGCAGCCGCCGTTGGAATGTTGGTCGTACCGACCGCGAAACCGGCATTGGTAGTTGTGGCAGAACCGTTGTTGGTGCCGACAGTCACAGCAGTCTTCACGGCAGCACTAGAGCCGATGCCCACACCCAGGATGTCACCGACGATGCCCTTGCGGAGCATGGCGTCTGTGCCGGCTTCGTTCGCTTTGAACAGAACCGATTGCTTACCACGGATGTTGGCCAGTGCGGACGAACCCAGCACGGCGCGCAGGTCAGTCTGCGGTGCACCGTTGTCTTCCAGGATGCGGATGGCTTGGGCCATGTCCGACAGGTCATTGGCAGTGCCGAACGGAACCGCGTTGAAGGTACCATATGCACGGGAAGCGTACATCTGCAGAGCTGCCAGATCGGTTTCAACCATGTTGGTGATGGCACGCATACCCTGAGCGAAGCGCTGGGCCATGACGGACTCATACAGACCAGTCTCGCCAACCACGATCTGCTCGTCGCCGTTCCAGGCAATGGGGGCGGCGTACTGGTTGGAGATGGTCACCGCCACGTTACCAGGAGCAGCGCCGCCGGTATCGGGGGCGTAAGCACCAGGGGTGATGGAAACCGGGGTGATAGCACCGACCACAGGGACGTTCACGACCTGATTGATCGCAGCACGATCCATTCGGGAATCACGGGTGACGGCATTGATGAAGCCGACCTGTTCGCGAGAGACGATGTCAGCCGCGGCGTAGATGGTGGGAATCAGGTTGGTCAGGGTATTGGGCGATGCATACAGCATCATGCCCGTGGCACCCATATAACGGGTGACGGCTTCGTGGAGGGGTCGGAAAATGGATGCCAGTACGGCAGCCAGGAAAATGCGGATTCGAGACATGGTGTGGTCCTTCAAAGAGATGATTGAGAATTTTCTTCAGTCCTTTGACCATCCCGGTCGTACCAGTATTCGTCCCGAACACCATGGCTGATGGGTGGGATTATATTCCAATTTTCACCCGATGTAAAAACATCACCCAAAAGAAAAGGCCCGAAGGCCTTATCTAGATAATCGCGGTTGAGTATCAATCCACGATGGTGTGAGTCTTAACGGTGGCGGCCCGCTGAGCTGGGGACATGGCTTCGAAGGCTGCACGGGTGAGAGTCTTTCCGCCAGCACCTGAACCGCCAGAGCCACCAGCTCCACCGCCAGACGAACCCGCGGGGAACCAGTGGGGGGCAGACTCCTTCATGGACTCCAGCCACTCCACAGGGTTGAATGGGGACTTGCCGTCCTTGCCCAGAACGGGCATTCCGTCAGAGCCCAGCTGAACCGCATCACCATCGTCATTCAGTGTGAACAGGGCACGAGCACGAAGCAGTGCGTCATCCACAGCCACAGGATGCAGGCCGGCCTTGGCAGCTGCCGCACGGATGTGGTTGTCGAGGACGCGGGTTTGGAACTTCTTGGCGACCCCTGTGGCTGTCTCAGCCTGTTGCTTGGCAGCGTCCACCTGCTTCTGCAGCTCGGCATCACGCTTGGCCATGCGCTTGGCAATGACTTCATCAACCTTTCCGGCGGCGATCAAGGCGGCCTCTTCCTCGTTGTCGAACTTGGACAGCAGTGCCTTGGTGCGCACGGGGTCGATGCCCTCGTAGGGCTTCAGAGCGTCAGCCAGGGCCTGATCCCGCAGAGCCTTGGATTGCTTGTTGGTATTCCGTTCCTTTTCAAGAGCGGTCTTCAGGCCAGCGGTGTCTTCCACATCAACCTTGGTCAGGTCCACTTTGAAGGAATCACCATCTGGCGTGTACCAACCGCGTTGGGACTCCGGTAGGGCCGAGTGTCCGGCTTTGTCCAGAACAGGGGCGATGGCGAAGGCCATCATTCCAGTCCGGTGCATGTACCCTGTCAGGGCGGCGTAGATAATGGATCCGAAGGACCGACTTTTCATATAGAACTCCAATTACTCTTCAAGCAGTATCCCACTGCTCACGGGTTTGTCGGCATCACGCCGACGAAAGGATGCAACCTTAGGGACTTACTGCGGTGCAACCCACTGCAGGTTGCTGCCCGTTCTCAGGTCCGCCGATTACACGAGTCCTGCCCTCGTGAGAAATCCCGTCCGGCTTCCGGGTCGCTGAAGTCATTTGAGCCAAGCTACGATTCGGGCGATGGCGTGGATCAGAGATCCCGCCACGACCAAGACTGGGCCGAGTGGGTAATGGCCTGCCATCTGGATCACGCCCAGCAACAGAACCAGAACCCGCCTAACTGAATTTTCTTGTTCATGGTGATTCCTTACTTCTTCCTACGACTGAGCTCAGACTTGACCAAACTCCGAACCAGGGTGGTTCCAACGTCATGAGCACCGGTAGTAACCTTCATGGCCATCTTCAGGCTGGTGGAAGATAGTGTCTTCAAATGCGACTGTTGCTGAGCACCTGATGGATTCTTCTTGATGAAGTCGCGTACCAGCCCATGGGTCTTCTGGCTCAGCTTCTCATGTACCAGAGCGGAGCGACGGTCGGCATTCGCATGACGTATCCCGGGGCTTATGGCCCGTCCACCTGTCCATTGATTCTTACCCGTTGGATTTGCCATATTTTTTCTCCAGCTGTTGCAGAGTGAGTTGGTTTCCGTTATTGTCAACCAGTTGACGCAGCGTTATTTTACCCTCTCGGAACATGGTCGCACGGCCGACCCCCAATTGCTCGTTCTGTTGAGCCTCTGTTCGACGACCTAGGAAGGCATCGAAGGTGGTGTTCCTGTCGATCTGCCCTTCAGCCGATGAACGGGTCATGCCCTTGGTTTCCTTCAGCCCGTAGTCGGTCAGCGGGCGCATGATGCCCAGCATGACTGAGCGGCATCCCCAATGGAGGGGAGTCTGCTTGAATGGCAGGTTATGCCCGATGGGTTGTTTTTCCAGTGTCCACTTCAGCCCGGAGCGAGCCATGCACTGAGAGGTCGTATGGCCGTCTAGCGTGCTCAACTGGCGGTACCCCACATAGAGATCCGTATTCGCGTCTATAACGGCCATCCGTGCGTCTCCAGCGACCTGCATTATGGACGTGTGGACCAGTGCACGGCTATTCTTGGCTGCTAGGTCGGTGATTTGACCCACTCGACGGAAGATCTGGTCATTGGTCTCCCCCTGGGCGATTCCCTGACGGATAGCGTTGCCAAAGCGGAAGGCGGTGTCCATACTCTGACGCTTCCACCAGTTCGCACTCGGGGCTCCTTCGATCAGAAGGTCTTTGACCAGCGCATCGATGACCTTCTGGCTTGGAACCGTCGCTTGGAGCAGCACATCCACAGTGGAGGTGGGCCCGGACTTGACCAGGTACCCGGCCGCTTCTGCATTCGCGATGCTGGCTTCGTCCATGGCTACAGGAAGCACACGGTTGGAAGCGTCCCGCAGTGCTGCATACCGATGCCGACCATTCTCGAATCCCACCGAACCATCCGGGCCAACGATTACTGAGGACGCCTCGAAGGTTTGGTTATCCGTGATGAACTGCTTGACCCGGGCGTACCGTCCGTTGATTCCGCCTGCCCCATCAGGACCGACGTAGAAGGCCGAGTCCCGTTTGAAGGCCTCATCCAGCTTGGCCACGTCGATATTCACCAGCTTGTAGCCCAGCTTCTCATCGTACTTGGACAGCGTGACCGCCAGATTACCGACGGCCAGGGGCTCATAGGCTGCTACCACACCAGGGATCTGGGCGAGTGATGGGTTGAGCATCTTCTGGGCCTGCTGGAAGTACCGGTCTACAACTTGAGCGGTGTCCTTGAGCAGGGCGTTCAGTCGAGCCCGGCCGAATTCGGTCAGGTTGTCTTTGGACAGCTTGGCCACCACTTCGGACCGCATCTGCTCGATCAGGTCGACGATTCGTGTCTCGATAGAACGCGAATGCCGGATCAAGTCCAGCTGTAGTGAGATCGTTTTGTCGATCGCTTGAAGTTCTACCTTGTCCATCAGTCGTATCCTTGATATAGACCACAATTTGCGCACATGTGGCCCTCGGGGGTCAGCAGGAATAGCTGGTTGCCACAGTCACATGAACGAACCAGCTGCCCAACATCCGGACTGAAGGCGAAGGCCCAGTGACCCTTCATGGATTTGCAGTTGGGACATTCCAGGTCAATGGTTCCAGTGGGTGCCACTGCCGTCCATCGATGATCGCAGGCAATACAGAAGGCCTCCCCGCAGGCGGTCTGCACTTCAGGTTTGCGACGCTTGAATTCAATAACAGACACGAACCACTCCGAAGATTCGGTTGATCATGAACTTCCCGTTCTGAATTACCAGGGAGTCGTTGGAATCGCGGACCATCACATCGACGAAACCCTCCTCCTCATTGGCATAGACACAGTCCTGCAAGATTTGCTCGTTCAGGTAGACCACGGCATGACGAGATACGGGGTCGTAGTCGATGTGCCTGGAGTCAGACGAGAGCTTCATGCTATCCCTTCCCGGGTTTTGAGAGAATCATGCATTTGCTTGGTCAGGAGATGGAAGATCGGGGCGGCATTTGCATGTGGCATCTGTAGCACCTGATCCAGCGTGATAGGACTACCGTCGATCGTAGCCAGCCGATGGGCCAGAATCGCCATGGAGAGGATGCCGGAGTTCCCGACGGCGAAAGCTGCGGCCATGTCCATGACCCGGATGGTACCGACCCGGCAGAACTCCCCAGAAGGGAGTACGATCTCGGTCATACCTGCTCCTGTGGCAGTCCCGTGGCGGGGTCGATCGGCAGGCCTGTTGCCGGGTCCACAGTAGGCATGGCACCCATCTGTGGCATACCCTCGGCAATCTCTGTGGCCTCGTCCTCGAAGGTCTTGCTGTCGTCGATAATCTCTCCGGCCTTCAGATTGTCGAATAGTGTCTGCTGGCTGATGGCCCCGGACTGCCAAGCAGCAACCAGGGCTCCCAGGTCCTGAGCAGACATGGAAGTGGGCAAGAAGTCACGGTTGAGCTGGTACGTGACCTTTCCATCCTGACCCTCCCACCACGTGAACCAGTTGAGTGCCTGCTCCAGTCCCTGACTGATGTTCTGGGCGATGGAGGCCAAGACGGATTCCTCCCCAGACTGACGACGGGCCACAGTCTCAGCAGCTTCTGTCTGCCCACCTGCCCGACTACCCTCAAGCATACGAGCACCCAGGACAGCCATCTCCTTCTTCTTGTCTTCCAGGTTCGTGCGCAGAGCTTCGAATTTGGAGGACACTTCGACGTAATAGGCCTTGGCATTGGGGGAACCAAGCGCATTGGCCACGTTGCCACCAATGGAGATCTCCTTGTCGCTGTCCTCCATCCCGGAGATGAACATGGTAGGCAGCCCAGAGAAGAAGCAACCACGTTCGTAGCTGGTGGCCTGTAGGTAGTGATGGAAGTTCGTCGTCACCAAGTCGATCAGCGGGGGGGCATCCACATCCATGCCAACGTCGTCAACCCCCATGACCACAAAGGGGATGAACGGAAGAGGAGCTCCGTCCTTCAAGGGGATGATGTCCCCCCCGACCTGTACCTCGAAGCCTTTCTCGTCGACCCGGTAGACCCGCTGACGATACTTGCCAGCTACCAGGTCGAGAATCCGGTATCGCTTCTCGCACTTGGATGTGAACTCGTCTTCGGATTCCAGCGTGAAGTCCTCTGTGAGGCGAACCTGAACCAGAACGGTGGCACCGTTGATCCGGTCCAGCTTCCAGTTATAGATGGACTCAGCTTCATAAACCGAGATCAGGGTCCGCAAGCCGGCCGCTTTCTGGTCCGCTAGGGTAGTACCAGGGGAAGCAGGCGGGAAGTCCACCAAGAGGCCAACGCGGCCCACTATGAGGGCTTCTTCTACCACTTCCTGCGCCAGTGACAGCAGCGTCGTACCCGCAAGGTCAATGTCCAGCTCTGCATCGGTGATGCGTGTGGTCAGTTCAGTCTTGGGCGGCTTACGGAAGAGCATGCCACGCAGTCCCGCGATGGTACGCCATGTGGCATTGAAGAACGGGGTCATCATCAACCGCAACTTGTAGGAGTCGTCGTCCTCTTCCTTCAGGCGGGGCAGATACTGCTCACGCTTCAGGTGAACGGCATGTTCCCCTTCGGCAGCGTCACGACACATGACCCACCGTTCATGCATCTTGTCGTAGTCCTTGTGTTTACTGATGACGCTCATTTCGTCTCCTTACGGTTGAACTGTTGATACCAGGGTGTTGGTTTGTGCTTGGCCAGCTGAGCCATCAGGACAGGGCGCACGACGGTCCGATAGAGAAGGTTCATCAGGTCCTGCTTCATGTGTTCGACCGGGGTCATCATGATTCCTTGCGTTTGATAACCCTAGGAATGCCATAGTTCAGACGAGCGATGGTGGCCCGTTTGAGCAGCTTATTGGCGGCTTGAACGTTAGCGGTGTGCATGGCACCGTGAGCCAACCCGACCTGTGAGGCTTTGTAGTGAGACCTTGCCCCCTTGATCAGGTCGGCAATTTTCTTCCGCTGAGAGGCGGTACCGTTCTTGCTGTATTGATTCTTACCTGTTGGATTGCTCATAGACCACCTCTTACGTTGATCGGTCCCGATGGGCGACCGGTGATTGGGAACTCATAGTCGATGAAGTATCGGACTGCTGTTCCGATGTGTTGATATTCGCTGTCCTCTTCCAGGAAGGTGCTGCCCTTCTTGAGCTGTCCTGTTCCTAGCGCCTTGTGCACGTACGGGGCACGGTTCGTGTTGACGAACAGCCGACGCTCATTGGCCGCATTGGCTATCATTGCCCGGACTGCGTTCTGTCCGTCCTTGATGGACCGAGTGCTTGGACGAACCTTCCGGGTGTATCCCCAATTGTGCTGCCTGAGGACCCGTTCAATGTTGGTGTAGTCAGATTCATGCCCGTGCTTCTCGCCGGCCTTGCCTGACGGATCGCCGTAGATGATGACCGACTTGTTCTTGTGGTTCCTGAACTTCTCGACGAACTCCAGGGCGGACTGCTCGGCCACAGCAGAGGTCAGCACTACCTCATCCAGGAGGTAAACCCCGTCCTCACGAATCACTGCCACAGCAGAGGACAGTGGCGTGTAGTTGAAGTCATGTGTCCAGAGCAGTTGCTCATGGTCCTGGATGACCGCCTTGGTGTGGTTCGCTGTGGAGTAGTCGTCGTAGATTCGTCCACTCGAGTTCTCGAAGGCTGCCTCGTATTCCTGCCTGAACTGACGCAGGGACATCCGACGCTTGGCGGACTCAATGACGTCAGCAGGCAGGATGTCGGAGGACTTCCAGGTGTACAGCTTCCAGTCCGGGTCACCGGAGTTCTTCGCGTACTCAGCAAGGTCGAAGTAATGGTTGAGACCGTCAGGAACACCGATGAGCCACACCCATGGTCGGTAGTCTGGGTCTCGTGGGTCGAAGGTATCCAGTGCCGGGCCAATGTTCTCGGTCCATGCAGTCTCCTTCACGTCGGCAATCTCGTCGATGATGCCGCCTTTCCAGGGAGTGCCCTCCATACGCTGCGGTTGATCCAGTCCGATCAGCGAGATAGAGCTACCGTTGGGAAAGAAGATGACCAGCTCGGACTCACTGGGCGCCTGAGGCATCAGGGAGCAGAAGCTGAGGAGCTTAAGGTCTTTCCAGTAGATCCGCTTGACCTGTTCCCGTGTAGGGGCAGCAACGAAGTACTGACCAGGGATCTTCAGGGCTTCCTTAACGACGTGACGCTTGGCCTTCTCGGTCTTCCCTGACCGTCGTCCTGCGGGTACTACCTTGACTCGGACCTTATCACTCGACAACGCATCCTGGATGGGATGCGGAGTGAGCGGGTACCAACGGGCTAGGTCGGTTTCGTAGGATGGGTTCATGTTGTCGGAGGGTTTCCGACATTATACCCACCCTGGGGTTTCAGTTGTATTTCGAAGGACCTGCAACCTTGGATGTCTTGCCGCTTGGAACGAAGACCCGAGCATTGGGGGAACCTTGCCAGGTTCCGTGGGCCACAGTCACGGTGTTGCGCTTCCGTGGTGGCTTAGCTGCAGCTGGACCCTTTAGGGAGCTGAATGCTTCGCATGAGCAGAGCCACCGGTAAACTGGTTCTTGCCTGTTGGATTTGCCATTTCAACCCTTGGTGACGTGGAACGATAGTGGCATTATACCCACAAAATAATCAACCGCGTTTCTTCTGGAACCAGGAGGCAACCAAGAAAGGCAGCAAGATCAAGATGCACAATGGGATAGCCGGGATCAGACGCAATGTTCTTCCGCTAATCATGTTCCTACCCCGGCAGTTTATTCGCGAGATGTTGAAATACCTCTTGCAAGGCCTTGGGGTCGGTAGTGTCTACGGAGATTCTGTCACCGAATACCTTGGGCATCATCTTCGCCAGCAGCCACTTCCGAGTGGCGATCTGGAGGGTTCGATGTCCGATCATGTCCTCCTTGGTGATTCGCTCTTCCACACCATCGGCATTCCGAGTGGTGACGGTTGTAATTCCTTCATGTGGGTTATCGGCAATCTCCTGCAGATCTTCAGCGAACATGAGATAACCTCTCATCCTAGAGGCCGCGTAAAGTTGCATTAGGTTGGTGTCTTCACGGGTCCAGCGTTGGAAGTTGACTGCCGACGGTGCGCCCTCAACCTCACGAACTGCAGTCCACAGACTCTTGCCCTCCTCAAGCTTGTCGAGTATCAACGGGATGAGCCGCTCCTTCTCCTCTTGAGTGAAGTGCGTCGGTACTCCTCCTCTTGACCGGTCTACAGGACGCGAGGCCAGTTCCTTCTGGTCAGGGGACCATGCCGCTTTATTGCGTGCCCTGGCGGTCATTCCTGCTGCCTGCTTGGCACTCTTCTTCCTGGCAGTCTTCCCCTCCGCTACTGGAGGAACCTTCTTAACCGTCTTCTTAGCTACCATGTCAAACCCTTTCAATTGAACAGTACATCACATTATCCCCTTCAACCACTTTCCCGATGTATCCATCCCTATAAAGTTTATTAAGAGCTCTCATGTAAGCCTTCCTTGTGTCGGCATCCACATCGCAATCCTCAGCCATGTTGTCAATCTCCCGATCATCCGGATACAACTCCACCTGCTCGATAATCTTCTTATCCAGGTCCGACAGTTCCCGATCGTGCTTAGGATTCACGAACCGACCCTCCTCAGGTCCGTGGGCAATGGGAGTCGCCTTAGACCAAGGATCAGGCTTCGGACTGTTCACCACTCTTAGGTCAGGCTTATGAGCCGTCACAGGCGGCACAACTTTCTCGGTTCCGATCTCATAGACCCAAGAGACTCCCTCCTTCCGCCGAATCACTACTCCCTTCTCTAGCAGTGGGTCCATCCGCTTGGAGAACTTATCCCGAGACCATCCCAGCTTCGTTTGCAGCTGCTTACTGTCCAGTCCTGACGAAGTAGACACCAGCATCAGCAGCTCGTCATCCCCAGTCTCCTTCTCGGACCTAATTTCCTCTCGGCTGCCAACGGACGGATAGCGGAAGTATCGAGCCCCGTGAGTCCCGTAGCTGGATGAGACCACCCCCTTCTCGACCAGCAGGAAGAGTTCTGTGGAATCCCAATCGGGTCCCATCACGTCGAAGATATCCCTTCCTGTTGCCTGCCCTGTCAATTCGAGGAAACCTATGAGGTCTACCATTTCATACTCCAGTAAATAAGATAAAGTTCCGATACTGCGGAAAACTTTATTATATTCTTTTTAATATACGTTTTTTAGCAGTATCTACCGCAGTAAGAATCTCCGCAGTATTTTTTGTAATGTTTTCCAGTACTTACGAATGCCGTGGTGTGTTCGCAGTATAACCGCAGTACCCAGAACCACCGCAGTGATTTTCGCAGTATTTTTGGCACACTCTTACCTATACTGCGGATACTGCCAATGGAATGGATCGCAGTATTATTCACAGGCCTACTCCTTCAATTCCGCCAGCCATTTGGTATACATCTTGAGACCTTCGGCAGTAATACAGAAGTCACCAAAGTCTCTCCGGATGTATCCCTTACTGAGCAACTCGCTTACGACGCGGTCGGCCTGATCCTCCCCGATCAGCGTGTACAGACGACCCCGACGAACTGGGGTCAAGAAATACTTTAGGAACCTTCTCATTCATTAACTCCTCAAAAGCTGTCACTACTAAAATCGGCCAATGGCCACCACATCCCTTCTGAATCCGGAGAGCACTAGCCAGATATCCCATCCGGTGCCCGGCGACCCAGCCTGTCGCTTCATCCCCGATACTGACCCCCTTGCTCTGGGCATAGTACCACAGGATCGTGTAGGGTGTGGGATACAGGGAACCGTCGTGGATGCCGCTACACATCTCCCTGACCAGTACGTCATAGTCGATCGGGTCCGCGGCCCGCACGAGTGCCTCTAGGCCCCTGCTACGCCGTTCGTAATCACCACACTGATGGATCATATTTTGAACTCCCGGTGCTTCTCCCGTTTGGTGTCCACTGGTGGGGCCTTGGGGTTCGTCCACTTGGGGCGCTCAGACTCCCCGAGCTTGGTCCAGTCCGGCTTAGGCGGCTTGCTTGTCTTCGTGTTTGGTGATCCCATAACGTTCTCCTTTCCTGAATAATTGACCATCCTTGAATAGTGCATCGACGACCTTCTCCAGCTGATAACGGGACAGGCCCATCTTCCTGGACATCTCGGTCTTCGACATCAGGTCATGCGATGTGGCGAGAATGTCCATGACCTCCTGCTCGTAGTTAGCAGTGCTGCCCTCGGGGTTATGAACGCCGACCTCAGTAGAGTATGTCGGGTCGCCCTGATTCCCCATGGTCATGGTGACGTCGATCTTGTCGTACAACCCGGCTCCCCGGAATTCTCGGTCAATGGTTACAACGGCCTTGCCATCACGGGGCTCCTGGGTTTGGAGGTACCAAGCGGACTCGATCCAACCGTGCAGTGTGGTAGACCCCAACATCCGCTGACCGCCACGCTTTTCACTGTTGCCCTTGCCATAGTGATGGACCAGGATGACGGCGCAGTTGTATGTCTGCTTGATGTACAGCGCCCACTGGAGGACAGGACCGAGGTCCTTCGCAGAGTTCACATCCCCGGCGAACATCAGGTAGAGCGGGTCAAGCTGGATAGCCACAGGTCTCATCCTGTCGATCAGGTCCTCCAGGGCTTCCTTGTTCGCGGCGTCATCCAGCATGAAGGACTGCTGGTTCACGAAGAACATAGGGAGCTTCCTGGCCCACTCGATTCGCATCCGCTTGCCACCGGAACTCCTGACGTTTCCGACTTCCCCTTTGGAGAATGCCAGCTTCTCGAGACGGTCCTTCATGATCCACTCGGCATTCTCGTTCTGGATGATCAGGACCGGGCCACCATACTCCACCTTATGATCAAGGAAGTTGGTATCAGAGGCGACCGAGAACAGTAGGTCCATGCTCAGTGTGGATTTGAAAGATTTGGGTTCCCCGGCAATGATTCCGTGTGAGGCCCGCATCCAGAAGTCCTTCACCATCCAGCCAGGGCTGGCCTTCTGGGACATCAGCAGCTCTGAGTAATCTACTACCTTCAGTTCGACGGATTCGATGCGGGTGACACTGGCCTTCTCTCCCCTGTCGGCTTTGATCTTATCCATCTCCGACTGGAAGCGTTCATCTTCGTCATCCCGTCCACGGTATTTGTTCCAGTCAGTATCACGAAGAATAGAGAAGACGTCCTTGAGGGGTATCCCAAGGTCGCAGAGTTCGTGCTCCAGGAACCATAGCATGTCACTGCGCTTGCCCACCTCGACGGGACCTTCGATGATCCGCATAATCTTCTTGGGGATAGTGGCGCGCCACCGGTCGATCAGGGCCTGAGGAACCTTTCGCAGAATCTTGTCTGTCCAGTGAACCAGTGAGACGGTGGGCTTGTCGTCGTACTTGAGGTTCGGTGTGCCGGGAATCCGGAGAACCTGGGTCAGGTCCCATCCTCCACGGTCAGCACCGATGTAGTAGGCCATCTGCTTGGACATCTGGGAGGCTTCATCGGGAGTCACCGCCTTGGGCAATACCCATAGACCCTGGAACCGGCCGGGGCTGGATTCCCACAGGACAGAAGGCTCGGACTTGTGATAGTCCCCGCCATCGATGTCTGACCAGAGAACCTTCGACCGAACCACGCCATCTTTGGCCCGCTTGGGTCCAGAGAACGGGAGTGGACAGAAGTACATGTCCTTGGTCTTGTTGGCTGATAGCCATTGGGTAAGCTTGGGTCCGAGAGAGGCGTCGTATGGAAAGGAGAAGTCCTTCCATCCACTGCCCTTGGCCGATACACAGATGAAGTCGCCTGGCTGGCACTGCAGACTCCACACCTTCAGGAGGAATTCGGTGGAGTTCATTTTGGTAGTCGTTTGAGTTTTTCAATGCTTGAGCGCTTGATCAGCCATATGCCTCCACGTTTCTGAGCCTTAATCTTTCGTCGGTTTATACGGTTGAGGACCCACTGATGCGGGACCCCTAACTCCTCAGCCACTTCTGACACGGTCATTATACTCACGCTCGCTCCTGTAAATAGAGACCCGATTATATACCCCAATCCATTAACGCTAATCGGATTAGCCCAAAAATTTCGATTAGCGCTAATGGTTTTTGGGAGGGGGAATCCGATATATAATGCCCAGACATCCACAAACCAAGGAGTGCTAAATGATCATCGTAGAGGGATTTGATAACTCAGGGAAAACAAGCTTGGTCCGCCAGCTGTCTGAAGACTGCAAGCTGCTGGTCATGAATAACCGACGAAGGCCCAAGTCCCGGGAAGACGTCATTGACTATGTGGACATGGTAGTACCCCTGGCCCAGCGCTTTCCGGTGATCCTTGACAGGTTTGCTCCCATCAGCGAGCCTATATATGGACCCATCTGCCGGAACAGTCACCTGCTGACCAAGGACGACATCTCCCAGTGTCTGCTGAAGGTTACACAGGACCGTCGGGAGTATCGGGATGGCGGGAATAACTCCGCGGCTCTGATCATCTACTGCCGGCCGAAGGATTCCACAGTCTTGGGCTTCAAGCCGGAAATCCCCCAGATGGATGGGGTCATCGAAAAGGGCCAAGAGCTACTAACGGCCTATGACAAATCAATGAAAGAACTCGGCAGTTTCTGGTTCACTGTCGTGCACTATGACTGGGAGCTTGACTCCTACAGTAGTATCAAGAACCTGGTATCTCAACACTTCCAAAATCATGCAAACTAACTTCGATGATGTCGCTGACTTCCACCTCAAATTCTGCGTCCCAGTGTCGCAGGCCCCGGCTCTTCTGGATCAGAAGGCCAACGACTTCCGGGTCAACTTCCTGAAGGAAGAGCTCAAGGAATACCAGGACGCCTATGCCCTGAACGACCTCGAGGGCTGTGCTGATGCGCTGGTCGACCTGGTCTACATCGCAATGGGAACCGCCTGCATGATGGGCATCCCCTGGCAGAAAATTTGGGACTCCGTTCAAACGGCCAATATGACCAAGCGGCTGGCCAAGCCTGATGGCAGCGATAGCAAACGCGGCAGTCCACTGGATGTGGTCAAGCCACTCGGCTGGGTCGGGCCTGATCACCGCCCAGCACTGGGATATGGCGGCACCACCCTGGTCTTCAATGCCACAGAAGAGATGGCCCGTCGCTGTGAGGCACGGTCCCGGAACGTGGACCCCTTCAAGAAGGAACACGACCGGGCCATGCAGCTCCAGATGGACTTCCAATCTCAGACGAAGACCGTGCTGTGAACCATCCACTCGTAGATCTGGACTTGGCCAGCATACAGCGAAGCATCGGCACGGTCAATGCGCACACCGGGGAAC